AGAAGGAGAAGTAATATCAAAAGATCAAGTAGAAATAAAAGAAAGAAAAGATGAACAATAAACACAGAATTATCTTAGTGATAATAATTTTAGGGATAGTAATAGGAATAAATATACAAGTATATATTAATATACAAGAATATTTTGAAGATTCTCCCACAACCCTAGTTTGGTACAACTTCGCCTATATGGAAATAATAACACAAATTGGAATCAGTTTAATAATGTATCTAGTTAAAAAATGTTATAGTTTAGAAAAATAAGATAACAAAAGTAGGAATAGAGATAGTAATATATTATCTTTGTTCCTTCACTTTTGAACAAACTAAACTAAACAATGGAATTTAAATTAGAACAAAGCTTCGTAGAAGAATATGCAAAAAAACCTGTAAATTTTGGTTTTAATGGCTTAGGTGAAATAACATATTATAGAACATATAGTAGATTAAAACCTGATGGGACAAATGAAAAATGGCATGAAACAGTAGAAAGAGTAGTAAATGGAATATATTCTATACAAAAAGAACATATTCTTAAGCAAGATTTAGGATGGAATGAAAATAAAGCACAAAGTTCTGCTCAGGAAATGTATGAAAGAATATTTACATTTAAGTTCTTACCACCTGGAAGGGGACTTTGGGCAGCAGGAACAGATATAATTAAAAAAGGATTAGCAGCAGCATTAAATAATTGTGGATTTACAAGTACAGAAAATATAGATAAAGATTTTACATCTCCATTTTGTTTTATGATGGATATGAGTATGCTAGGTGTAGGTATAGGTTTTGATTTAAAAGGTGAAGGTAAAGTAAAAATAGTTAAACCTATTCCTCAAGATAAAGAACATACAATATCTACTGAAATTATAGAAGATACTAGAGAAGGTTGGGTAGATAGTTTAAAACAACTTTTAGATTCTTATTTAGGTAGTAGAGTAGAGAAATTATTTGACTATTCTTTAATTAGAAAAGAAGGTGAACCTATTAAAACATTTGGTGGAGTATCATCTGGACCTAAACCACTTATAGAACTTCATAAACAAATTAGAGAAATATTAGATGCTAGGGATGGACAGTTTATAACTAAAACTGATATAGCAGATATAATGAATCTTATAGGTGTTTGTGTTGTATCTGGTAATGTTAGACGAAGTGCTCAAATAATGTTTGGACCTCCTACAAGTGATGAATATCTAGACTTAAAAAATTATAAGGTTAATCCACAAAGAGCAGATTATGGTTGGAGTTCTAATAATAGTGTGTTTTGTAATGAATCTACACCTTATGAAGAACCTGCTAAAAGAACAGCTATAAATGGTGAACCTGGATACTTCTGGTTAGATAATGCTAGAAAGTATGGAAGAATGATAGATCCTCCTAATTGGAAGGATAAAAGAGCTAAAGGAGGAAATCCTTGCCTGGAGCAAACACTAGAAGATAAAGAATTATGTTGCTTAGTAGAAACTTTTCCACATAATCATGAAACTTTAGAAGATTATTTAGTTACATTAAAATATGCATACTTGTATGCAAAGAGTGTAACTTTACTTAAAACACATTGGAAAGAAACAAATAGAGTACTTCTTAGAAATAGAAGAATAGGTTTATCTCAAACAGGTATAGCTCAATTTTTAGAAGATCATACCTTAGAAGAATATAGAATTTGGTGTGATGAAGGTTATAAGAAAGTACAATACTATGATGAAATTTATTCTAATTGGTTTTGTATACCTAGAAGTATTAAAACAACTTCAATAAAACCATCAGGCTCAATAAGTTTATTAGCAGGAGCAACACCAGGAATGCACTATCCTGAAAGAGATTTTTATATTAGGAGAATTAGAATATCTAATATAAGTCCTCTTTTAAAAGCTTGTAAGAAAGCTGGATATAAAGTAGAACAGGATGTAAAAGATAAAACAGTAAGTTGTGTTGAAATACCAGTGGGTATTAAATGTAGAACTGTAGATCAGGTAAGTATATGGGAACAGGTTAATTTAGCAGCTTTTATTCAAAAACATTGGGCTGATAATCAAGTATCTTGTACAGTTACATTCAAACCAGAAGAAGCAAAGGAAATAGAACCAATATTAAAATATAATAGTTATAATTTAAAAGGAATATCATCTCTACCAAAGACAGAATTAGGAGTATACGAACAAATGCCATATGAAGCAATAACAAGAGAAGAATATGAAAAAAGAATAAAAGGAATAAAACCTCTAGACATAAGTCTATCAGAGGAAAGTAAACCTGAAGCTTTTTGCGATGGGGATAAATGTATTATTTCATGAAAGTATTAAAAAAATGGCAATGTAGTATAGAAAGGTATCCAACAGAGATACAAATAAGTGCTAAAAGAAGACCAAAATATTATAAAACAGGTGAAGCTCCTCCAAAGAAATATGGAGGAGTTTTTTATCCTGATAAAGAAGGATATTTATTAGATGATAGTGGAGAGAAAATTTTGAAAAATACTAAGACTGCTAATAAACCTCGCTTTATAACTATAAATGCTAATCATATATATGTGGGCGTGCATAACTCAATCCGCAGTAAGATAGTAAATAGTATGCATGAGATGTTAGGAAGTGAATTTAAAAAACAGTTTCCAAGTAAGATAGATATTCCAGATGGATGTAAAATACTTGTACATTTACATTTCTATGATATCTATACATCCAGAACTCCTGACCTCGATAATTTAAGCAATTTATTCATTAAAACGGGGATAGACTGCTTAACAGAATTAAATAATAAAAATCAAAAGAATGAAGAAGGAGAGACTCATAAATTAGGTATAATTAAAGATGATAAAATAATTTTTATTCCAGGAATAGCTGCTGAATATACTTGTGTATCTACTTCTGAAGAACGTAAATTGAATTTTAATTTATATTTAATTGAGGATGGGTTTAAGATAGAAGATTGTTTAGATAAAGAGTTAGAAAAATAATATGACTGGTTATAAAATTCCTATAATTACTGGAGAAAAATTTAATAATTTAACAACTATTAAATATTCACATACTACAAATAATAAACAACACGCTAAATATTTATGTGATTGTGGTAACATAGATACATATGAAGTCAGTAAGGTCATTACTAATGTAAGAATTAAATGTGTAAAATGTACAAAATTAGATGGTATAGAGAAGAGGAAAGCAAATAGACATGGAATAAAAGTAATATATAAAACACCAGTTATTCCAGGAACTAAATTTAATAACTTAACATTTATTGGATATTCTCATAATAATAAGCAAGGAGATAAGTATAATAACTATAAATGTGATTGTGGAAATAATATAGTAGCTAAAGGATCAGCAGTTACACATAATGTAATACAACGATGTAAAGAATGTTCTATTAAAAAGAGAACGCTTTTAGGAGAAATTTCAGCAAAACATTCTGTAATTAAGGAATATAAATTAAATGCTAAAAATAGAAATTTAGATTATAATTTAACAAATGAAGAAAGTATAAAATTAATGGAACAAAATTGTCATTATAGTGGACATCCTCCAGGTAATAAGCAAATTTATGGAAATAAAAAGAAATATTATTTATATAATGGAATAGATAGGTTGGATAATACTAAAGGTTATTATATTGAGAATTGTGTTCCCTGTTGTAAAATTTGTAATTTTGCAAAAAGAACTTTAACTAAAGAAGAATTTTTGGATTGGGTTAAATCTGTCTATGAGCATTCAATAAAACCTTATGAAAATAAAAAATAATTATTCTAGGATTGCAGTGATTGATGCTGACTATATAACATATATAGCAGTAAACGCTAATAAAGAGAAGGATAAATATGGTAATCCTATAAAGAAGGATGGTAAATTCATATATTATGATAAAACTGAAGATGAGGCAAAAGATACAGTAGATACTTATCTTAATACCTTACTTACTACAATGAAAGCAGATGGTTACATTTTATGTTTAACTAAAGGTAAATCGTTTAGAGTTTCAGTTGATTCTACATATAAAGAAAATCGTAAAAAACTTGAAAAACCTCTTCATTATGATGCTGTTAGACAACACATGGTTGATAAATACAAAGCTAGTTACTGCGAATTACTTGAAGCAGATGACATGGTAAATATAATAAAAAATGAACTAGAAAATGTAATGGTTGTAGCAGTAGATAAAGATATTTTGTTAAGTACAGAAGGAAAGTTTTTTGATGCTAGAAGAGGTCAATTATGTGAATTAGAAGTAACAAAAGAAGAAG